TACAATCACTATGTGCTTTCGGCTAGGCGTTCGCAGAATCTTCCGCCTCGATGAGAATGAACTCACATGGCCATATTAAAGTAAGCATTCTTAATATTTTTGAACTCGACAGGCCGACTACAGCAGCAGAACATCTGATAGACATCTAATCCAAAAGGCGATCAATCCGCTCCTGTATCGAAATAAGCAGGCATCTTAGATGATACCTTTACTGAATTAAAATGGGACGAACCTCGTGAAGCAATGGAAGCGAAAAGGCGACAGGCTACTAAAGACTCTGTAGGCTTGAACTTCTATCAAGTGACTGCATCGACCAGCAGCCAGCGCAACCGAGAAACGAGAAGCTACCAGACAGTGCACCAGACAGACGACTGAAAAATGAAAAGAGTACGTACGAACAATTATCGTCAAGAATCAAGCAAGCACAAGTGAAGTGTACCTATTCTAGCTACTGTACTATAACGTATCAGTAATCAGTTCTACTATCTCAATGAGAGTAGAGATTATAAGCTCTAGCTTACGAACAATTACTGCCACTCTAGGTGTAGGAAGAGTCTATATGGCAGAAAACTAAAGGAAGGAAAATAATTTCAAGCCTGTTTTAGTTCATTATCATAGCATTTACTTTTTACTTATATATTTATACACTACTAGCGATAGATGATCTAGTTCGCGTTTCCATTCACAGCATTCACAGAAACCTTCACACTAGCAGGGTCAATAGAAGCACACTCCTCTGCACGCTTCTTGTTCCAGAAAGATGCAGGAAGGATCTTGGTGGGGTTGCATCTGTGTTTGTATTTCTTTACAATATAATTAAAAAAAGTTGTTAGCATTTCCACCTCTTTCTAGCTTGCCTTAATCTCGAGTTAGGATCTTTTGCAGCTTTAGGAAACATTTTCATTTGTCCAGCGGATCTAGCACAATAAGATTTTCTTCTTGCGGATCTTTTTTTACCTGGATTAGATTCAGTTACTGCTGTAGATAATTTGGAACCTGGATTCATTCTACGATATGCTTTAACACCAGCTTGTGTCATACCAGCCCCTGCTTTTGTAGATCTAAAATTTTTTTTATTTCTTGGAGGCATTCCTCCCTTAGCTAGGGAGTTTACCATTTGTAGTACAGATTCTTGATAATCTAGTACATCTTCTGGCATTTAAGTTATTTATCGATTAAAACTGTTGCTAGACAAGAAGTTAAAACGCTTGTGTACATTCCGTCTTTGAACAATATACCGTCTTCCGGTAAATTTAATGTAAAATCATCACCTGCTTGAACAGATACTTCGAATTGTTTTTGTGGAGTTGCTTGTCCATCATAAAGTTGAATAGAGCCGTCTGTTCCTCCAGCTGCTTCACTTGAATTTAAAATAATTCCTCTTAAACGTGTTCTTCCTGCGAACACCGCTCCTGTACTAGAAATTCTTAATGCTTTTACATCACTTTTCATAATAGAACCTATTGTATATTAAAAATAGCGGGGCGTAAATAGTTATTACGCCCCACCAAATGTATTTTACGATTATGCTCCTGGAGAACCGAAGATTCCTCTAGGGTCAGACCAACCGAAGCTGTATCTTTCTCTAGCTTTGAATCTAACGTTACCAGTATCAAAGTCTCCTTCGATAGCAGTTTTGATAGGACTTCTGATGAAGTTCTTCAAACCATTAGGCGCATCAGTCATAATAAAGAATGCATTGTCATCAGTTAAAAAGTGATTAACTCTGTAACCTTCTGGAATCATTCCCATATTCATGATTGCGTTAATGTCGTTAAGTGCAGTGTTAGCTGAACTTAAAGTAGTTGATAAAGGAGTTTTAAGCACTCTCTCAGCAGTAAATTGTAATTCTTTTGGAATAATCAATTTTCTACCTTGAATAGCGATTTTTAAACCTCTTTCATCTACAAACGACGCAATGTCGATTAGAGATTGTTCTAATGAAGTTTCGTTAAGGTCAGCTGCTGTAGAAAGTTCGTTTCTGAAAGTTCCACCAGTTGCTAATGGGTGATTAGTTGTACAAAGTGCAACACCGTCGCCTCCATTGTAGCTTCCGCCTGTATCAAACGCATTGTTTAATACTGCCGCCGCTTTAACTTGTTTAGTATTAGCCATTGATCTAGCTAATGCTTTTGTGTATCGAGACGCAAGTCTGTCATACAAGTTATCTTCAATTGCTTCCTCAGTGATTGCGAACGCAAGCGCCACAGTCTCGTGAGTGTATCTTGAAGTGTATGCTTCAGTAGCATTATCAAATACTACTCCAGCACCTTCTTGTTTAACAGCCGCTGAACCGAACCCAGTAAGCATAACTTCTTCTTCAAACGCTCTGTCTGAAGTTTCCGCCATAAATATTTCTGCGTGTTCGTTCTCGTATCTGCTGTACTCCAGGCCGAATAGTGCATTCAATCCTGGCTCTAGTTCTTTAACTAGTTGTGATCGTGATATAGCCATTTTTTATATTCTCCTATTATAAGCCTGTACCACTTTGTCTGTAGAAGTGATTGTTAATTCTAACAAGTACACCTACATTCGAAGTAGTTACATCTGAGTTATCAGGGTTTTGACTTATGTCAATTGCCTGTACTACGAAAGTTCCTGCAGTTCCTGAATTGCCTACCGCTAATTGCGCATAAGAAATACCAGTTTGAGTGCTTCCTGTAGTAGCTGTTACTGAAAAGTTTTTAAAGATATCAGCAACGACGAAAGATAGATTTGAGTTTACCTCAAAAACTGTTTCCGGAGCATCGATTACGAATGCAGTGATATCACTAGCATTAGTAGATGCAGGGTAGTAGTTTTTCCAAGTCGCCTTTTGTGTTGTTGGATCTGTATAGAAACATCCGTTAAAAACACCCACAACTTGTCCAGAAGTATTACCAGTATGCTTTTGAATTGTTCCACTTGCTAGTGGTTCAACTAAATCACCTTGATAGATACTAGTGCCGTAATCGGCAGCTATTCTGTATCTGTTTTGTGCGTTAATAAACGGAGAACCATTCAGTTGTCGTACCGGTCTTAGACCATATAGTTCAACTTTGTTTGCCATGTTTTTAGTCTCCTAGTTTATATTTAATGTTAGATGGTATTACGAAAAAATTATTTCTTCTTACTACCACCAAAAGTTACACGAGATTGTCTATCAATATTGATAGGCATCTCAGGTCGCTGCTCCTTCATTAAATCGTTGTCCACGGCTTGTTGTTGATCTCGAGTTCTTCCTTGGAAGTACTCTCTGCGTGACTCAACTATTTCTTCAGGTATCCTAGCCAGCACTAGGCCCCCAACTCCTATAACACCCGTGTATTTTCCATCGGCAATAACAGGATAATCATGTTCACCAATTTGTTCTGCTAATTCCTCAGCACGAACTAATTCGTAACCTTCTCTTAGTTTCTTCGACATATTCGCAGTATCTAAGAAACCACCTGCTTCTGCTCTCAGCCATCGATGGTGATAACCATCAGGCGCACGAGGTGCATCTAAGTTAGATGGAGGAGTCCAGGGATTTTTTTTCATATCCTTTTTAACTCTGGTCTCCGTACTGCGTGAAGTTCTTTTTATTTCATTATTTACACTCATACTAATTAGCCTCCTTCACGTATTTTGCGTATTCTTCTAGTGGCACCCCTAATTTTTTCGCAATAGCGACTTGTGACTTGGTGAGTTTCACTGTTCTGCGTCCAGTTTTGCCTCTGTTTGCTGAAGCAACTGCCTGGACGGGCCTTCTTTGCTCCTGAGGTTCTTCTTGACCTACAAACTTATGAGGAAAAACCTCTTTCATTTGTTTGTCAATCTCATTATAGTATTCATCACTGTCTACATCAATACCTTCACCCACTAGATTTTCGTGAATTTGAAATGCTGTATTAGTCATGTACTGATCTTGTCCAAACCATTCGTTGTTTTCAGCCCAATCTTTAGCTTTTGAGCTAGGTATAGGTTGAGAAACTCGTTGATTTCTTTGAGGATTTGGAGCTTCTACTTCTTCAACAGGAGTATCTTTTTTACGTTTCTCTCTGTCTGCGATAGTAATTTTAGCTCTTTCCTTTTCTACAGTTAACCTTGCAAGTTCTTCATTAGCGTTAATAATAGCTTCTGCGTCTTGCAATTCGATAGCATCTTTAAGTCTCTTTTTAACAGAGTCTCTTTCTGCATCGATTCTAGCATCGTATTGTTTGACGTAACTCTCATCTATTTCGTCATACTGTGCTTTGGTCTTTGTGTATTTATTTTTTAAACCTTCCGCATACTCAAGAGCTGCTTGCTCTCTTCGTTCTGCTTCTCTCATTCTTTTAGTTAGTTTATCAATTCTTTTTTGAACTCCATCACTAAATGAATTTAAGTCGTCTTTTGGTTTAGATTCTTGTTTTTCTACTGTTTCTTCTTCTTCAATAGATATTTCTGGCTTATCACGTTTTTCATCGTGATTGGCATAGCCTAAATCTACTTCACCTACATTTAAACTAGGTGCTTTAGATTTCTCTTCTTTCTTTTCTTCAAGTTGAATGTTTGTTTCCTTTGCGTCGTCTATATCTAGTTCGACTTGAGGATTTCTATCATGTTCTATCATGCATTCTCCTTAATATGTTTGCAAGATATCGTTTGGATCGTCTACCCTTGCGATGATTTCATCATCGTTTAAGATACGAACTTCTCCACCCTCTATCTTGAATCTTGCTCCCGCATAACGACCAAATATCACCCAGTCTCCTGCTTGACACCACGGTCCGTTAGGGAATTTTTCTTTGTCTTTGTAACAAAGATCTCCTTGCTTCAATACATAGGCACATACAGTAGTCATCTGTATAGTTTCTAATGTTGAATCTGCTAATAATATTCCACCTTTAGTTTTTTTAACTCCAGCATGAGGAAGAACTAGCATTCTCCATCCTGTTGGATTTGGTAATTTATCTAAAAGGGATTTGTCTTTTTCTATTTTCTCTGGACTAAGTTTATTTTCTTTAACTCCTGTCCCGCCTTGTGTGTACTTATCTAAAAGACCCTCATTATGTTTTGGGACTTCCAGATTTTCTGTCTGTGTCGTCATCGAATAACTCCTGTTTATTCTGCAGGTCCGTCAGGTCCTGTAGCAAGGTTTCTAGGCCTTGTATTTTCCCTCTAATATACATTAGCTGGTTAACATTGTCTACACTGTAGGCTAGGTTATCTTTTAAGTGATTAACCTCTTTTGTAATCTTGTTTTTAACGTATTTATAGCTGTCGTAGTCCATCATATTAGGCGTGAATTACTTCCCTGCGTGCAATAATCTTGTTAGTTTCTTTTTTTGATTTTTTTTGTACAAGATGGTCTCCTGTTTTAATTCTAATCCTAAAAGCGTCAATCATAGAGTAATATTTACTAGTTCTTCTTGCTCCAAAGAAAGGAAGCATCTGCTCTAATACAATTAAAGCATCTAAACCACCCACGCTCCAAGTCCAACATTGTTTATAATGTTCTTGTCTTGGGCCAACTTTAGTTATACTTCCACAATTAAAAAAATCCTTAAATCTCATTATTATGTCTTCGTCTGACATGGTAACAACAAGTCTAATTCGTCTTCTATTTTGTCCTTCTTTCCAATATCCAAAACTTCCCTCGCCCTCACATACTCCAGCAAGAAATATTATCTTTTGTTTTCTACTTAATTTTGAAAAACTCAAGTTTATATAATATCTTTATAGTACGACATATCTTTAGATGCTTGTATGTCTAATCCTTGTGGTTCAGGTCCTCGTAATGGTGGTGGGCCAGAGTGAACTCCTCCGGATAAACCACCTTTGCTTTTAGTTTCTGGTTCTATTTTTATTTTAGATCTAGTTTCTTTTTTAGCTGCTTCAAAAGCAGAATCTTTTGACATATGAGTACTCATGTCATCATATGTTTTTGTAAAAAATTCATGTACAGCTTTTTTTGCACCTGGAAAAGCTTTTTCAGCAATACTTAAAAAACTTTTAACGCCCATCTTGTTTCTTAGATTGGTCTCTCATTAATTGAGCACCTAATCTAGCCTCAGCTAATTCTCTATCTTGTTGTAATTTTTCAGTATCTAAATCCATTTTATCTTCAAACTGATCTTGTTGTTGATCCATTTTCATTTCATCTTTTTTAGCTCTCATCTGAATATCCATTGCTTTTAAATCTAATTCTCTCTGCTTTAATGCAACTAAAGGATCTTGTTGTTGTCCTCCTTCTTGTTGAATTAATTGTGCAGTTAGCATGTTAACTCTTTTTGCAATTTGAGATGCTGCCATTGCTTGAAATTGTTCTGGATCTTGTTCTTCTAATTGAGCCATTTCAGGATCTTGTCTCATAACATTCATAATTTCAATTGTAGATAACATAGAGATGTGTTCTGATATGTGTCCTTGAAATAAAGCGTACACTTGAGGATTAATTTGAACCATTCTGCTTTGCATAAATGTTTTATGTGCCTCAATATGCGCTTCATGATCTTGTTCTGGAAATGCTTTTGGTAATCTCATCTGTAAACCTTCCATATTTTCTATTGCTGGATCTTTTGGAGTAGGATTTT